AATACACCTGAATTTAGTAAATCAATTGAATACTTAAAAAGCGGTGGAAACATAGAAGCTATTGAAAAAAAGTATAAATTAGCCAAAACAGTTAAAGACGAATTACTAAAAGTTAAATAACAAACAGGGTAGCCGAAAACTGAATAGAGTAGGCAAAGTAAACAATCAAAAAACAATTATTATGAGTGCATTAATTAACGTAAGTTTAAGAGTAGACAAATTACCAAAAGAAAAATTTGTTGCAGGTAAAGATGGCGCAGTTTATTATAACTTCACTATTGGAGTAAATGATGAAGCTAATCAATTTGGTCAAAATGTTTCTTTAACAGATTCACAAACAAAAGAAGAACGTGAAGCTAAAAAAGCTAAAAACTATATTGGTAACGGTACAGTTATTTGGACTGATGGAAGCATTAAAGCTATTAAAAAGGATAATGTAGCAGAAAAACAAGAAGCTACTTCAGACCTGCCTTTTTAGATTTATTAATTTGGGCAGGTATGATTGGGATATCACCTGCCCTTTTATATTTTTTTATATGAAAACTTGTTCCATTTGTAAGAAAGAAAAAGACTATTCAGATTTTTATAAAAACAAAAGTAGAAAATATGGTCATTCTGTAGATTGTAAATTATGCAGAAAAGATTATTTTTGTAAAAGTAAAAATGTAAGAATAGAATATTTACAACGAAATAAAGAAAGAATAAAAGAATGGAGAAAAAACAATACAAAAATTAATAAAGAAAAGAATCCTTTATATAAACTACAATGTAATTTAAGGAGTTTGATTTCAAAATCAATAACAAGACAAGGTTATAGAAAAACATCAAAATCAAAAAAAATACTTGGATGTGAATATATAGAGTTAAAAGAACATTTAGAAAGTAAATTTACAGAAGGAATGAATTGGGATAATTATGGAAAATGGCACATAGACCATATTATACCTTTAGCTTCAGCAAAAACAGAAGAAGAAATGCATTGTTTATTTCATTATACAAATTTACAACCATTATGGGCTTCTGATAATTTTAAAAAATCAGATAAGATATTATGAAAGAATTAGATATTGATGCGGTTGAATTATTAATGGAAATGTATGAGGATGAATTAAAAGTTGACGCTACTCAAACTATACCACATCCTGAACCTGTACTTTCATTAGGAACAAAAACATACGAAACCAAAGATGGTTTAATTGAATACCCATTAGCATTAGGTACAAAAGGTAATTTTACATTTGTTCAAGCACCACCTAAAAGCAAAAAAACATTTTTTATTTCATTACTTTCTGCAGTTTATATGAAAGGAAGTTTAGAAACGTTTGGTGGCGAATTAAAAGGATTTAGAGAAAACAATCATCTTATTCATTTCGACACTGAACAATCTTTATTCCATTGCCAAATGGTATTTAAAAGACCTTTAGATATGGCAAAGATTGATACAAGTAAGTATCATACCTACGCATTAAGACAATTAGACTACAAAGAAAGATTGCAATTTATAGAACACGTTTTATATAAAAAATTAGAAGGTAAAAATATAGGACTTGTTATTATAGATGGTGTAGCTGATTTATGTAGTGATGTAAATAACATTGAAGAATCAAATGCAGTAGTTCAAAAGTTAATGAAGTGGACTAAAGAATTAAATTGTCACATTATAACAGTTATACATAGTAACTTCGGTTCAGATAAACCTACAGGACATTTAGGTTCATTTTTAGAAAAGAAAACAGAAACACAAATACAATTAGAGTTAAACACAGTAAACAAAGAATTAGTAACGGTAAGCTGTAAAAGGAGTAGAAATGCAGCTTTTGAAACGTTTTCTTTTAAAGTTAATAATTTTGGATTGCCACAGGTAGAAGGAGGTTTTTATGACCCATTAAAAGGTCTATTCTAAATTGTTAATAACTTATTATTATATTTAACAAATGAAAACTACAATAAAAAATCAAATAGAAGAATTAAAGAAATCAGCATCACGCACAGGGTTAATCTTTTGTGATAATAAAGTAATGTTTTCATTTATTCAAGAAATACTTTTAAAGTTAGAACAAATAGAAGAATTGATAGAATTAGAAAATGAATTGCATTTTACTGATGTAGCTGATGCGGTTAAAAATATGTATAAGAAAGATGATAATTTAACACATATCTATGTCAACTTCCAAGTTAGACCTATTGAAGTAGAAAAGAAGTTTGGTGTTATAGATGCCAAGCTATATTTATAAGAATAAAAGTTTAAAGATAATCAGGAAAGAGAAATTTATTACTAATTTAAACTTTAAATATGATTACAATTATTTTTATTATTGCTGCAGTATTTTGGATTCTGCTTATGACTATGCAAAAGTATGGTGGTGAATTATTTATTAATCCTGTAGTTGGATTAATGGTTGGTGCTTTATATCACGAAGAAGATGGAGAGCATACATTTCAGATACTATTAGGTTTAGTTTCACTAACTTTTGTTTGGTATAATGAATAACCAATGGTTGGCTAAAGTAGCCGAGTATCACGATGACTGGGTTAAAGTGGTACAATCATTTGGAGAGTTTGATTATTGTGAGGACATTGTACAAGAATCTTATATTGCGTTATGGAAATACGCAGATGCTAAAAAGCTTTTAGATGCTAATGGTGATGTAAGAAAAGGATATATGTATTTCACATTACGTTCTTTATTTTACCAATACTATAACAAAAAGAAAAAGGTAAACAAAGTAGATGTAGATGGTTGTTGGGAATTATTTGACGATTCAAACATAGAAGAACACAAGGCATATAATGAAATATGTTTACTTATTGATGAAGAAATTAAAGACTGGAACTGGTACGACCGTAAGCTATTCAAGTTGTACAGAGATACTGATTTAAGTATGCGAGATATTGCAAAAGAAACAGGTATAAGTTTGATTTCAATATTTCATTCTTTAAAGAATCATAAAGCAGTTTTGAAAGAAAAGTTTATGAATCAATATCAAGATTATATTACTAACGATTATAACTCAATTTATTAATTATGGCAAAACAAAAAAAACAACCATCAAAAGGATTAGGTGATACTATAGAAAAAATCACTGAAGCTACAGGAATCAAAAAAGCAGTAGAATTATTCGCAAAAGCAACAGGATTAGACTGTGGATGCGATGAAAGAAAAGAAAAACTAAACAATTTAATTCCGTATAGAAAAAAAGTTAATTGTTTAAATGAATCTGATTACAATCAGTTAACTGAATTTCTTAAACCTACAAAAGGAAGTTTAACACCGAATGAGCAATGGGCAATTGCAGGAATATACGAAAGGGTATTCAGTGTTAAATTAGAATCTTCAAACTGTGCTTCTTGTTGGAGAGATACATTAGGAGAATTAAGAAAAGTTTATAACGAATATATAGTTAATGATTAATTGGAATGAGAGTGATTTATTCGAGTTTTTACGCTTGAATGTTTACCCTGATTTAGTTAAATCAAAAAATCAGATGTCAAGGTGGGATTGTTATAGTCCCACTTCAGGACATCGAATAGAACTAAAATGTAGGAAACGACACTATCCAACACTACTTCTTGAAAAGAAAAAATATACTGCAATGATAGAAGAATGTGAAAAGCATTTAGATATACCGATTTATATTAATTCAACACCTGAAGGAGTATTTAGTTTTAACCTGCATAAGATAAACCCAACATTTGAAATAAACAATAAAAATCCAGCTACAACACAATTCTATAATAACAATAGAGTAGAAAAAGAAGTAGCATATTTAGAAATTAACGAAGCATTAAAACTATGAGAATTAAAATACAGTTGTATATAGATGAAGAACTTACTTCTCAAATAAATTGGAGTAGTGATAATGAACTTTTAAAAAGCGATATAAAAGAAATCAAAGAATCAAAACAAACTCCATCATCTAAAATAAAAGAAGTATTAAATAATATTATAAATCAAAAATATAAAGACAATGAAAGATAATCCAATACAATTAGAATTTTTAAAGAGTGTATTACTATCTCAATTATTACTTGAATGTAATGAGAATCTACGCTTTACAAAGCAATATAACGGCGCTTTAAAGCATTTACTCAACAAAGTGAATAGTCACTTGGAAACAACTGTTTATGATGAATACAGAAAGATTTATAATACAGATGCAGAAATGACTACTAACATATTAAGAAGTATTGAAGAACTTACTTTAAAATTAACAACATCAAACTTGGATGAACTTGTTATGATAAATGCAGTTATTGAAAAGTATAATGAGAATAGAGATTGGTTTGCTAAATATGGAAACGCAGAGTTTTTAAGAATTGAATAATATGAAAATAATATGGGAACGTTTGCATTTATTATAACTTTTTCTGTTTCATTTTATATATCATTATATTTATACGATAAATCACAAAAAAAGTAATTATTTATGAAAAAATAATATTAAAATCAGAATTAATAATTGAACACGAAGGTGATATGCAAGAAGTGATTAATGAATTGCAAAAAAAATTTATTAATTTTAAAAAAATATATATTGATATGTCTGCATTTCATTATAAAAATACGCATACATTTGAATATAAAATCATTTTTAATCACGATGTTTATTTGTAATTATGGCTAAAAAGAAAATAGAACCTTATGCACCAACATTAACTGAATTAAAAGCTATGTACTATTGTAACAGTAAAAACGTAGCTTATTCAATCGAACCTAATAAGAATAAGTTATTTTATATTGTTAAGTATATTCCAAGTGATTATAAGAATGTTATCTACTTAAAAGAAAAAAACAAGAAAGTAGAAATGAATGAGCAAGATGCGACTAAAAAGATAATGGAATTATATGTTAACCAAAGTAAATTATTATGAAAATAAATAAAGAATCTATTAAGTTTGCTGAATGGATAGCTGAAAATCATTTTAGATTAAATAATATTCAAGATGGAAAATATTTATGGAAAAATGAGTATGAATTTCAAGAAAATAATTCTTTATATATTAAATTTAAAACAGAAAATATGCAAATAAAAGATACAATGTCAGAATGGATTGAAACACAAGTCAAAGATAGTGTAGTGCAATCAGTTATTAATAAGTTTAAACAACGTAGTGAAGTAGGAATAAAGAAATACAATACTACATTAGACCGTGAAGATTTAACTGATAAAGAATGGATAAACCACGCACAGGAAGAAGCAATGGATTTAATTTTGTATTTAGAAAAACTTAAAAGATTATGAAAAGTAAACAGACACCACTACAAAGAATCCAACGTATAATGAAATTCAATTATAATAGAGGATTGAATAGCGAACGAGTAAATAAAGTATATAGAAAAATTATTAATCAAAAACTAAATACAAATGCCAATACCACAACCTAAACAGGGAGAACACGAAAAAGAGTTTGTTCAAAGATGTATGTCAGATGAAAATATGAAAACTGAATATCCTGATATAGACCAACGTTATCAAGTATGTAGAACACAAATTAAGGGAAGCAAATAGCTTCCTTTTTTTATTATTAATGCTTCGCATTTAGTTAAAGTTTTGTTAATACTTGCAAGATATTAATAACTTGTTTATATTTGCTAAACAATTAAAACAAAAAGATATGACAAATCAAGAAATTAAATTAGAATTAGAAAGTCTTATTTATGTATTTGAATCATTAAATAATGACTATTCAGCACTTAAACTAAAAGCAGTATTATCTGCATTAGAAAAAGACTGGAACGAATCAGAACATTTTTATCAATTAATACAAAATTCAATAAATGAATGAAGATGCAACAATAAAGATATTTAGCAAGATACAAACACTTGAACGTGACTTGCAATGGATATACCACGAATACTTTAACGGACAAGTAAACGATGACCAATTTATGTCAATGGTAGATTCAACAGAAAGAGATATACAAACACATTATTATATTTACGACTTAATTATACAAGATGCAAGAAAAAATTAGAAAACAAAAAATGCTTGGACAAATACCAAAAAAACAAAAAAATTGTTGCACTCCTATTGGTCAAATTAAAAGATACAAAGATTGTATTGGATGTGATAGAAAACCTAAACAAGAAACACTTGAAGAAGCTGCTGATAGGTATTTTCCATTTGCAGAAAAAATAGGGGGAGAAACCTATACTGCGTATAGAGGGTTTATGGCAGGTGCTAAATGGCAACAAGAAATAATGTATAGTGAAAAGGAAGTTATAAAAATATTAGATAATAGAGAAGATTATCTTGGAACAGAACCAAGTATTTTAGATTATTTAACTAATAAAGAATGGTTTGAACAATTTAAAAACAAATAAGATATGGAACAAACAGCAGTAGAATTTTATTCATTAGAGCATAGAAAACTCTTAATTAATTTAGAAAATAAAGAAATCAGTTTAGGAGAATATGCAGTAAGTCATATCGAATTGCTTAACCAAGCCAAAGAATTAGAAAAACAACATATTATTGATGCTTTCGATGAGGGTAATCCAAATGGATTTATTGATAAAGATGGGGAACAATACTATAACGAAACATTTGAAAACATATAAAATATGATAGAAAATTTTATATTAAGTTCAATAGCTGGATTTATATTAGCTACATCTTTAGCTATAATAGTTGAAATTTATGAATACTTTAAAAATAAATAAGATATGAAAATAAAACCAATTCCAAAAGACCAAAAATTTATAATACGAGATGTTTCTCCTGCTAAAAAATTAGATGTTCAAGAAAAAGATATAAAAGAAAGATTTATTAAATAATTTAAAAATAAATAGGTTATGATAACAACATTAGATAACAAGATTTGGGATAAGAACGAACTATTAGACAATATGTATGACGATGACTTTTACTATGGTTACTTGGGTAAACAAGCATTATCATCTTCAAGCCTTAAAATGGTGCTTAAATCGCCTAAAACATATAAGTACGTTACAAAGTATGGTCAAGCAGAAACGCAGCCATTAAGAGATGGTAAACTATTCCATACATTGATATTAGAACCTAATAAGATAGATGACTTTACATTTATAGATTGTAAAACTAAAGCAGCAAAAGAATACAAACTTGCAGTAGAAGAAAAACAAAATGTATACACTACAAACGAGTTAAGAGATGCTGAAAGATTAGCTGACGCAATCCTAAAGAATAATGAAGCTACTTCTTATTTTATGGGTGCAGAATTTGAAATACCTGAAATAGCAATGATAGATGGAATACCATTTAGAGCCAAAGCAGATATTTTAAGAGGCAATCAAATAATAGATTTAAAAACTACTACAGGATTAAATGAATTTAGATATTCAGCAGACAAATATAGTTATGACTTACAAGCATACTTGTATAAAGAAATGTTTGGTGTAGATGAATTTGTTTTTGTATGTATAGACAAAGGAAGTTTAGACATTGGAATATTTGAATGTAGTGATGACTTCTACCAAAAAGGTAAAGACAAACTGGAACAAGGGATTGCTAATTACAAATACTTCTTTCAGAATGAATCAGTAGATTTAAATCAATATGTATTAAGAGGAATATTATAAATAATTAATTATGACACCAAAAGAAAAAGCAGAAGAATTAGTAAATAGATTCATTTACAGAAGGACTGATTATGTAGAAATAGATGATGCCAAACAATGTGCATTAATAGCAGTTGATGAAATGATAGATAATTGTGATAATTCTATAGTAAATGAATTTATTAGAAGAGGAGTTATATCTTATTGGAATGAAGTTAAACAAGAAATAGAAAAACTATGAAAATAACAGATAAAATAACAATAACAAACGAAGATAATATGCTATTGATGGCACGTTATCCTGATAATTATTTTGACTTGGCTATTGTAGACCCGCCTTATGGAATTGGAGCAAGTAAACAACGTGTTTCAAGTTCAAAAATGAAAGGAAGAAAAAATAGTGTAATAAAAAGAAGTGATTTAAAATCTAAAGAATGGGATAATGAAATACCAAATAAAGAATACTTTAATGAATTATTTAGAGTAAGTAAAAATCAAATTATATGGGGTGGTAATTATTTTACTTTGCCTTTAATAAATTCTTGGATAGTTTGGAATAAGTTACAATTATTAGAAACAAGAAGTGATGGAGAGTTAGCTTGGACTTCTTTTAAAAGACCATTAAAAATAGTTCCATTACTACAAGATGGATTTAAAAGAGGACAAAATGTAGGATATAATCAACCTACTATATATAATGTTCCTTTTAGTGGAAAACAAACAATACATCCAACACAAAAACCAATAGTATTATACAAATGGTTGCTTGATAAATATGCAAAAGAAGGTAATAAAATACTTGATACACATTTAGGTTCAGGTTCAATAGCAATAGCTTGTCACGATTATGGATTTGAACTTACTGCTTGTGAATTAGACAAAGAGTATTACGATAAAGCAATAGAAAGAATTAAAAACCATACAAACCAACAAAAACTATTTTAAACGAAGTAACAATGGAAACTAAAATAAAAGAATTAATCTTAAAAGAATTAAGAGTAGATATTACTGAACAAAGCAGGAAACGAGAAATAATAGAAGCAAGAGCATTATACTTCTATTTAGTAAAAAAGATATATACTAAAAGAAGTTTACAATCAATAGCTTCAGATTTTGATATGAATCACGCTACAGTAGTACACGCATTAAAGAACTTTCCAATGTATGAAAATTATAATACAAAGATTTTGGATTGTAAAAATTTAATCTTACATTTGTTAGGAGGAGAAGTAGAACAGAAAATGACTGAAGAAGATAAGTTTAAAAAGAAGTTACACGACTTGGAGCAGGAATTGAATAAACCAAGATACGAATACAAAATAATAGAAAACCTAAACAACCTATTAGAAGCTACTAAAGGAACTGAACAACACGAGTTAATCACTTTAAGATTAGAAGCATTCTATTCAATGAATAAAAACATAAGATTATGACGCTAAAAGAAAAGTTTAGACAAAATTTAGCAGGGCATCTTTCAAATGAAAAAACGGAAGTCGATGCTAATATTGCTGAAAAAATAGCAGATGATTACGCTATTGAGTTTGCGGAGTGGATTGATGAATTAGGTTATGTAAAGCTTACTGATTTGTGGATTAGTTTAGAGGACGAAAGTGGCAAAACTGCAAAAGAACTATTAGAAATATTCAAAAAAGAAAAAGGGCTATGAAAATACAATTAGAAACATACGGAAAGAAGTATTCAGTTGAAACACAAAACGAAGATTTGAATATTGAAGAATATTTTGATATATTTATAGGTTTGTTAGTACAAGCTACTTTTAACAAAACTACTATAAATGATTATATTATTGAATTAGCAAATGAATTAAGAAATGAAGATTAACGACATTATAGAAATTTTAAGAAACGATAATACATCTTACCTATGGGACTTACCTAAACCCAAATGGGAAGCAATAGATTATTATAATCTTAATCAAATTAAACAAGGTAAAGAATACAAAAACAAAAAGAGATTTACTGATTATGTAGAACCTTCTGATAAAAGTTTATTAATGTCTAACGCACAGGATAAACATAAGAAACTAATTAGAAGAATATCTGATGGAGTTATATTCAAAGGATTAAATGAATTAGCAAGACAAACTGGGTTAAGAAGAACTGCTTTATCTAAAGCTTTAAATAATAGTCCTAATACACCAAGGAAATTAATAGGAATTTATGAATTTGTAAATGAATAAAAATATAAGATTATGAAGCTAATAGATAGAATACACGAAATAATATATTTTGGAACTTATATAAATAGAAATAATAATATTGATGGTATTAATTGTACTTCTGAAGAATGTATTAGAATATTAGATGATTATATTATTGATTTTGGTGTTTGGTTAAGTAAAGAACAAATACACTATGAAAGATATTGGAAAAAAGAACATTATGAAGAACTATTAGAAATATTTAAAAAAGAAAAAGGATTATGACACCAAAAGAAAAAACAAAAGAGTTAGTAGATAAATATTATAATTTATTTTCTGTAGAATTAGAAAATACAATAGATTATAGAGAAGCTAAACAATCAGCTATAATAACAGTTGATGAGATAGTTAAAGAATGTAGTGAATGGGTTGGTGGGGATTTTTCAAGATGGGAACAATCAAGAATTGATTATTGGCAAGAAGTTAAACAAGAAATAGAAAAGCTTTAACAATTATAAGTTTTATTTATTATAAATATGTTTAAACATTACTTTTAACTATGGCATTTGAAAAAGGAAATAAACTTGGAAAAGGTAGACCTAAAAAGGTTGAAGAAGAAAAAGTAAATAATATATTTATTAAAGCTTTAAAAGAACTTTATAATAAAGACACTGAAGAAGAAACCAAGATAGCATTTGTTAAGAATACTTTAATGGAATCTCAAAGAGGACAGTTATTTGTAGCCGAACATATATTCGGTAAGCCAAAAGAGATTGTAGAAACTACTCACAATATTAATGACTTCAATATAAAAGATATATTTAAAATTGATAAGTCTAAATAGTAAATATAATCTGCTTGGTTCGGATAGTAGGTACTTTGTAATTACAGGTGGAAGGGGTTCAGGGAAATCATATTCTTTGAACTCTTTCCTATTGCTATTAACTTATGAAGTAGGACACGTTATATTATTTACAAGATATACTTTGACATCTGCAAACGTTTCTATTATACCTGAATTTATAGACAAGATAGAATCAGCTGATTTAAACAACGATTTTTATATTACAAAGGATGAGATAGTAAATCTTAAAACAGGCTCTAAAATCTTATTTAAAGGGATAAAAACAAGTAGTGGAACACAGACTGCAAGTTTAAAATCTTTAGCAGGAGTTACTACTTGGGTATTGGATGAAGCAGAAGAGTTAACAGATGAAGAAGTATTTGAAAAGATAGACTTTAGTATTAGAACCAAAGGCGTACAGAATAGAGTGCTATTAGTATTGAATCCAGCAACAAAAGAACACTTCATATATAAAAAGTTCTTTGAAGATAAAGGAATACAAGCAGGAAGCAATTTAATCAAAGAAGACACTACTTATATACATACAACATATTTAGATAATATAGAAAACCTATCAGCTTCCTTTATTAGTCAGATAGAGAATATAAAACAACGTAGACCTGAAAAGTATAAGCATCAAATATTAGGCGGATGGTTAGATAAAGCTGAAGGAGTTATATTTACTAACTGGATTATAGGAGAATACAAACAAGTAGGCAATAGTATATTCGGTCAGGATTTTGGATTTAGTAATGACCCAACTACATTAGTTGAATGCAATATAGATACTGCTAATAAGAAGATATATATTAAGGAAAGGTTTTGTCTACAAGCATTAACTACATCACAGATTTACCAACTAAATAAGCAACACTGTTTAGATAGTTTAATAGTAGCAGATTCTGCAGAACCAAGATTGATTTCAGAACTACAATCATTAGGATTGAATATAGTACCAACTATTAAAGGTCAGGGTTCAGTTACTTATGGAATAGCTTTATTGCAAGATTATGATTTAATAGTTACACCTGAATCTATTAATTTAATTAAAGAGTTAAATAACTATTGCTGGTTAGAAAAGAAAAGCAATACACCTATAGACGCACACAATCACTTAATAGATGCTTTGAGATATTCTGTTAGTTATCAATTAGAGAATCCAAACAAGGGCAGTTATTACGTCTATTAATTAAACAAGGGCAAATGAGTTACGGACAAATCATAGCAGTAATACAATGTTACATTCATCACGTTAAAGGTATAGAGGTAGTTATTAATCTACCACGAAATATAGGGGAGATTAAAAAGATGCAACAGATGTATAAAGTAGCTGAAGAGTATTTAAGGGTATAACCTTAATATATATTTTTATTTTAATGGTATTACCTGAAATGTTAAAGTTTTATTAATTAATATTTATGTCACATATTTATACTATATTTGTGACAAGATTGAGTGGCGAAATTGGTAGACGCATTTGAGCAGTGCTCCTATATCTATATCGAAATAGATTAATCAGATGGTTGGCATCATACAGGTTCGAATCCTGTCTCAATCACAAACATTAAAACAAATAATTATGGAATATTACGATTATCAAAATGAATATCCTGAAAATGAATGCAGGTATTGTGGAGCAGCTTGTGAGAAAACATATTGTGACAAACAATGTGAACGAGCAGATGAAGATTAGGTTTTAAATAATTTGTTTAAAGAGGTAGTCAGAAATGACTGCCTTTTTTTATGCGTTTAATACAATAATGTAAAACAATTATTAATAAAGAAAACAAAACACAATGAAAATAGAATTAACAATACCAACAACGCTAAACGATATTAAACTTGCACAGTACCAAAAGTTTTTATCAATAGCAAAAGACAATGAAGATGGAGAGTTTCTTCAGCAAAAGATGGTTCAATTATTCTGTGGTATAGATTTAAAAGATGTAGCTTCAATTAGGTACAAAGATGTAGCTGAAATAACTACTAACATTAATAATCTATTCACTAAAGAAAATCGTTTCATACAACGCTTTAAAATGGGTGGTGTAGAGTTTGGATTTATTCCTAATCTTGATGAAATGTCTACAGGTGAGTATATGGATTTAGATACTTACATAGTTGACTGGGATACTATGCACAATGCAATGGCGGTATTATATAGACCAATTACAAATAAATTAGGTAATAAATATAATATTGAAGAATACAAAGGTTCAGTTACTTATGCCGATGTAATGAGACACGCTCCATTAGATGTAGTATTAGGAGTTATGGTTTTTTTTTACAATTTAGGGAACGACTTATTGAAAAGTACGGTAAACTATTTGGAGACGAATCCGGAGGTACAGAATATTCTGAACAAGCACAATTTGGAAAACGTTGGGGATGGTATTCAAGTATCTATGCTATTGCTCAAGGAGACGTTAGAAGATTTGATGAAGTTTCCAAACTTCCAATCACACAAAGTTTAACTTGGCTAACGTTTGAAAAAGAAAAGACAGAAATAGAAATGAAGTTAATAAACAAAAATAAATAATGAAAGGATTTTATCAAATAAGCCAAGCTATTAAAGACCAGTTAGATGCTGATGCTTTTGTAAATACTATTACAATTGGAGATATATTTAAAGTTGATTTAAACAAACAAACTATATTTCCTTTATCACACATAATGATTAATTCAGCAAACTATAACGGGAATACTTTCAATTATAATATTTCTGTTTTATGTATGGATATAGTAGACGAATCAAAAGAAGAAACTACAGATTTGTTTATAGGAAATGATAATGAGCAAGATGTATTACATACACAGGAAATGGTAGCAAGAAGATTGCTTGAAATGTTAAACAGAGGAGATTTGTACAATGATGGATTTCAATTAAGTAATGGTTCAGCTTCTATAGAATACTTTGTAGATAGATTTGAAAATAAGATTGCTGGAGTTACTATTACATTTGATGTGAATACTTTTAACGATATGACTATCTGTTAATGGATAATAAATTAAACAATGTTAATGATGTTTTAAAACGCTTTAGAGATTATGTGATTCAACAATCAAAAAGTAATCTTTCTAAAAGCGATAAGAACGTTTCTAAAGAACTATATAATAGTTTAAAAGGAGAAATACTCACAGATAATAATTATTCAATAGTGGGCTTCTCAATGGCTGATTATGGACAATACCAAGACCAAGGAGTTAGAGGAGCATCAAGTTCTACTAAAGCTCCTAATAGTCCATTTAGATTTGGAACTGGTACAGGTAAAAAAGGTGGTTTAACTAATTCAATATTAAAATGGGTTCAAGCGAGGAGATTCCAATTCAAAGACAGAGAGACTGGAAAGTTTATGAGTTACAAGCAAACAGGATATCTTATTTCTCGCTCTATTTTTCACAAAGGAATTAAACCAAGTTTATTCTTTACTAAACCATTTGAAGCAGGTTATAAAAAATACATAGATACTGATTTAATGAAAGCATTTAGTCAAGATATAGATACAATGGTAGATTATAATTTAACAAATATAAATAAATGATAATATATACAAGAAGTCCTTACTTCATAACAGTAAACGAAACAGGGCAAGTAGGTTCTAAAATAGAATTAAGAATTTGGAATGGTACAGGCTCTGCTCCTACTTCTGCAACTTATACATTTAGTAAATCTATTGCTTCAACAACTCAAATAGAAAATATCTATAATATAAGTCCTTTTGTAAAAGAATATATTGATAATATAGCTCCTATTTATTCTGTAGATGAAACAGATTCAACTACTATGTGGGCTAACGTAGAAGTTAAACGATATAAAGAAACTTCTATAGGTTCTTATACTTTATTAGACACAGTTACATATTTGGGAACTAATGGATTTACTTTGTTTACTGACGGATATAATTATACTAATCCATCAAATACTTTTATGTTATTATCAGATAATACAAAAGAAATTAAATACAATATTACAAAAGATATTCCGTATGTTAATGTATTAATAAATCCTATAGGTGGAGGAGAAATTACTGCAACTTATAAAGACTTAAGAGGTAGAAACGAATTAGTTATTGGTTACACAGAAACAAAAGGAATGTTAAAGATTCCTGTATCCACTACAAGTGTTAAATATAACAAAGGAAACACTTTGACTATATCTTACAATGATACTGATTTTGTTTATAAAGTAACTCCTATTTGTGAGCCTAAATATTCTCCTGTAATTTGTTCTTATATTAATCGCTTTGGTGGATGGCAGTTCTTAACGTTTTTTAAGACTCGTATAGATAACATAAATGTTAAAGGTAGCAACTATAACTTATTACCTATTTCTATCGATTATAACGTACAATCAGGACAATCTAAATCATTTAATACTAATGGTAAACAATCAGTTAAATTAAGTTCAGGATTTGTACCTGAAAACTATTCTGATTTAATACAAGATTTGCTTTTAAGTGAAACAGTTTTATTAGATGGGTTGCCAGTTGAAGTTAAAACACAAAGCACAACTTTAAAGACTTCTTTGCAAGATAAAAATATCAATTACGAAATAGAATTTGACTATTCATTTAATTTAATTAACAACGTGATTTAATGGTAAACGTAGGATTATACATTTATATAAATGGAATTGCAAAAAGAGTTCAGTTATTTAATGATGAGAAGATATCTATTACTTCATCTATTCAAGACGCAACTGATATTTCAAAAGTAAGAACAGACTTTAGTCAATCATTTACAGTTCCATCAAACGAAAACAATAATAGAATTTTTAGTCATTGGTATAATAATTCGGTAGATAACGGATATGATGCAAGAAAAAGAAAAGATGCTTATATTGAATTAGATACAATACCATTTAGAAAAGGTAAAGTACAATTAGAAAAGGCTTCGTTTAAAGACGGTATTCCTGAAAATTATACTCTTACTTTTTATGGTAGTTTAGTTTCACTTAAGGACACCTTTGCAGGTAAAAAACTATTTGACTTGGATTGGTCTACTTATAATATTTCATACGATGGTGCTGATATAGTTAATAGAGTGTCTGGTGGAATTACTAATAATATTAAATTCCCATTAATTAGTTCTTCAAGAGTTTGGCAAACACAAGGTACTACAGATAATATTTCTACTTCAGGTGGGGCAATTGATGTTACTGAATTATTTCCAGCGTTAAGATTAAATAAAGTATTAGATACTATTGCAGATAATTATGGAATTACTTTTGAAGGTAATTTTTTAAGTGACGCACGTTTTACAAATGCTTTTTTATATTTAAAAAATGCAGAGAAGTTTAAAGCTAAAAGTACATATTGGGCAATTGATTTTAATTTTAAAAGTGGATTTCCTGTATCTACATTTTGGGATTTAAATTTATTTACAAATGCTTTTACTTATACACCACAAACTTCTTTTTTTGAATCAAATGTTAATTTAGAAATAACTACTACTTCTACAGGAATAGATTATGATGTAGTTGTATTTAAAAATGGAGCGTTATATAAAAGAATACCTTGTGGAAATACAAGTAATTTAGTAAATACATTTAATGCAGTTAAATTTACTTCTTATGATGTTAATGATGCAGGAACATATTATTTTTATATACAGTCTTATGCTCCTATGACATTTACTTCACGAATAGATGTAATAGTAAGTTCATTAACAAGTGGATATGCTACAAGTAGTACATCAACAATTTCAACTGTTTTAAATTTAGGAACTTATATGCCTGATATTAAAGTTGAGGATTTCTTTAGTGGAATATTGAAAATGTTTAACCTTACTTGCATTAGTTATCAGGAAAATGTTTATCAGATACAACAATTAGAAGAATGGTATGCTGATGGTTCTATTACAGATATAACAGAACATATTATGAGTGATGATATAGCAATTGATAGGCTTCAATCATTTAAAAAGATAAACTTTAAATATGAAAAGTCAGAATCTTTTATGAATGCTAATTATTTATCTGCTAATGGAATTGCTTATGGAGATTTATTAGCTGATATAGATGCAGATGGTGGAGAGTATTTAGTATCACTTCCTTTTGAGGATATGTTATTTAATAAATTTACAGGACAGAATTTACAAGTAGGATATTCTTTGAAACAAGATTTTAAATATTACCAACCTAAACCTATGATATTATATGACTATGGAACTTTACAGAGTTGTGATTTTTATTTAAAATATAATACGACTACAAATCATATAACTACTTATAATTGCTTTGGACAAGATACTTTAATTGGAGCAACTAATTATAGTTTAAATTTTGGTAATGAAATAAGTTCATTATTATTAACTCCTATTGAGAATAGTTTGTATAACGTTTATTATTATAATTATTTATCTAATATATATAACTATAAAACAAGAAAGTATAGTTTCAAAGCGATATTTCCTATTAGCTTATTAACTAAATTAAAATTAAACGATAGAGTTATAATACGAGATACAAGATTTTTAATTGATAATATGCAGATAGATTTAACTTCAGGAGAGGTTAATTTAACTTTAATAAATGACTTTAGAACTATATGATAAAACAAATATTAAATCTATTAATGACAAGTGAGCATTATGGACAAAGTGAAACAATAGAAATTGCTAAAGGTAAATATGAATTACCTAAAACTTGGACAAAAACATTCAATCAAATTAAAAGAGACATAAAATGGACGATAGTAAAAAACTAAAATTAGAGGTTGAAAGTAATATAGATAATTTAGTTAAAGAATTAAAAACTTTAAATAAAAATTTAGAAACTACAAAAAGTACAGTAGAAGATGTAGGCGATGAAGTAAAAGATGTTGGTAAAACTGCAAAGGCATCAGAATCTTCTGTTAAATCTTTATCAGATGGGTTCAAAGGAATGGGTCTTGCAGTTAAAGCTATTGGAATTGGAATTGTAATAGAATTATTTAATTTATTTAAAGAAACATTATCTAAAAATCAAAAATTTGTAGATTTATTTAACACTGCATTAGGTGCTTTATCAATAGCATTTAATGATTTGATTGGTTTTATTACTAATAACATACCTGCAGTAGTAAAATTATTTAAGGATGTATTTGAAAATCCTACTAAATATATAGAAAGATTTGGAACTCTTGTTAAAGAAAATTTAATAGAAAGATTCAAATCACTTTTAGATACTATTGGATATGTAGGTTCTGCAATAAAAGAATTATTTTTAGGAAACTTTGATAAAGCATTAGAATCTGTTAAAAATGCTGGTAAAGAATCTCTTGATGTTTTAACAGGAGTTAACAATACTTTTGATAAGGGTAAAAAGTTAGTAGGAGATGCTGCTGATGCTATTACAAAATATACTAAAAAAACTTGGGATGCTTCAGCTGCAAATGTTAAATTACAAAATACTGCGTTATTAGCTGCTGCTGAACAAGGTAGATTAGTTGAGCAATATGATAGACAGGCTGAAAAATTAAGACAAATTAGAGATAATGATTTAATATCTATATCTGAAAGAATTGATGCTAATAACAAGTTAAAAGATGTTTTAGATAAACAACAAAAAGCAATGTTAGCTCAAGCTGATATGCAAATTGCTGCTGCTCGTAATACATATAACTTAAATAAAACAATTGAAAATCAAGTAGCTTTAACTGATGCTTTAGCAAATAAAGAAGGTGTACTTGCTCAAGTTGAAGGATTACGCTCTGAACAAGTAGCAAATAATGTTTCATTAGCAAAAGAAGCTATTGAAATGGATAAAGCAAAAGCTCAAGGCTTAAATGAATTAGCTATTGCTCAAAAAGAATTTGATGCTGATTTGAATCAAAATGAATTATTAAAACTTAAAATAAAAAGAGATAATTTAGAATCTGAAAAAACTCTTGAGTTAGAACGTTTACAGTTTAATATAGATGCTACAAAAGCGGGAACACAAGCGAGAGTAGATGCTGAATTAGAATTTGCTACAAAAAAGCAAGAGATAAATAATAATATCACTGCTAATGAAGCTGAACAAGCAAAAATTAGAAAAGAAAATGCACAGGCAGAATATGAAGCAAAAGTAGCTATTCAAAATGCTGGATTAGATAATGCTATGAATGCAATTGGAGTATTAAAAGGATTATTTGAAAACAATAAAGCATTACAAAAAGCATCTTTATTAGCTGAATCTGCTATTGGTATTTCTAAAATTATTATTAATACACAAGCTGCTAATGCTGCAGCAAGATTAAAATACGCATTATTACCTGGAGGTTTAGCTTTAGCTTCTGCTGAAATATTAATGAATAAAGTTAGTGCTGGTATTGGTATCGCGGCGAATTTAGCTGGTACTGCAAAAGGATTAGCTGCTTTAGGAGGAGGTAGTGCTTCAGGAGCTTCAGTAGGTGGAGATTCAGGAGCTGGTGGAACTGTAGCAGCAGCCGCTCCTACATTTAACGTAGTAGGAACTTCAGGGCAAAATCAAATAGCACAATCATTAGGTAATCAAGCTCCTGTTAAAGCTTATGTAGTAGGAAGCGATGTAAGTACGCAACAAAGTTTAGATAGAAATATAGTTAAGACTGCTACTATAGGAAATTAACAAAAAGATAATAATTTAATTTATAAATAAAAAATACAATGGCAAAATTAGAGACTATAGAATTATTCATAAACGAAACTGAAGCAAGTGATGGTATAGATGCTATTTCTTTAGTTAAGTTTCCTGCAATTGAAGAAAATTGGGTAGCATTAAATAAACATAAAATAGAATTTAAATCTATTGATGAAGATAAAAAAATAATTATTGGATTGGCTTTAGTTCCTGATAAAGAAATTTATAGAAGAAACGGAGAACACGAATATAATATTATTTTCTCAAAAGATACTGTAAAAAAAGCAGCACAACTATATTTAAAAAGATTAAAAGTAAATAATGCAACTTTAGAACACGAAAAAGAAGTAAAAGGTATTTCTGTTGTTGAAAGTTGGATAGTTGAAAATCCTGAAATGGATAAAACAAATCTTTACGGATTAAATGCAGTTGAAGGAGCTTGGGCAGTTATAATGTCTATTCAAAACGAAGATGTTTGGAAAGAAGTTAAAGACGGAACTTATTTAGGGTTAAGTGTAGAAGGATATTTTAGTGATGAACAAAAATTATCTGCTGAAATAAATGAAGAAGAAGAACTAATTGAAAAAATTAAAGCAGTAATTTCTAAATATGAAAATTAGTTTTGATTATGATGGAACATTAAGTACACCTAAAGGTACTGAAATGGCTAAAGAATTTATTGCTAAAGGAAAAGATGTTTATATTATTTCTGCAAGACATTTAAAGCAAGGAATGATTAATAAAGCTAAATCATTAGGTATTCCTGTAAATAGAATTTATGCTACAGGTTCTAATACTAATAAAATAGCTAAAATTAAAAGTCTTAAAATCGACGAGCATTATGATAATAATGAAAATGTAATAAATCAATTAGATGGAATTGGTAGATTATTTAATCAATAAATTAATAAATAAAATAAATATTATGAGTAAAACAAGTTCGCCAAAAGGTGGAAAAAGAGGATGTCTTGGAGCAGATGGAAAATATGCAATTGAAAATTGTACAGGAGAATTAGCTAATCAAGGAATAGGTTCAACAGTATCACAAGGTGGAGCATCTGTAACAGTTGTAGATGGTACTAAAACTATCGTTAGAAGTAATGGTTAATTTATTATAATTTATAACAAATAAAAATAATATTATTAATAACTAAAAATTTAATAACAATGAGTGTACTAAATGAAATTAAAACGATTTTGGGTATGGAGGTAAAACTTGCTCAAATGAAACTTCAAGATGGTGTTACTGTTATTGAAGCTGACACTTTTGAAGTTGGAGATTATTCAGGTAAAAATTTGCCTGTATTTATAATCAATGATACTGAAAAAGTTCCAATGCCAGTTGGCGAATATGCTTTAGAAGATGGAAACATTTTAAAAGTTGACGTTGAAGGTGTTATTGCAGCTATCGAAACACCTGAAGAAGAAATGCCATCTAATGAAGAAGCAATGCCTTCTCCTGCTGAAGCTGAAGTAGAGGTTGAAGCATCTGTTGAATCTGCTCCTAAAAGAGTAGTTGAATCAATCACTAAAGAAATGTTCTTTTCTGAAATTGAAAAATTAAGAAATGAAATTGCTGAATTGAAAGGTGTAAAATTATCTGCTGATGAAGAAGATTTAACTGATGCTGATTTGAAATCAAAAGAAGTTGAATTAAGTGTACAACCACTTACACATTCTCCTGAAGTAAAAGATGTTAAAATTCAACAATTTGCATCAAATCGCCAAATGACAACTCAAGATAGAGTTATGGCAAAACTTTTTAAATAATAATAACTAAATAACAAAAATAAAAATGGCTACTACTACAAGTATTACTACTACTTATGCTGGTGAATTTGCAGGTAAATATATCTCTGCTGCTTTACTTTCTGCTTCTACTATCGAAAATGGTGGTATTGAAGTTAAACCAAATGTAAAATATAAAGAAGTTATCAAAAAAATTGCTACTGATGCAATCGTTAAAGATGCTACTTGTGATTTTACTGCTACTTCTACTGTAACTTTAACTGAAAAAATCCTTCAACCTGAAGAATTCCAAGTTAACTTACAATTGTGTAAAAAAGATTTTCATTCAGATTGGGAAGCAGTTCAAATGGGATATTCTGCATTTGATTCATTACCGCCAAGCTTTGCTGATTTCTTGTTAGGACACGTTGCTGCTAAAGTTGCTGAAAAAACAGAACAAAACATTTGGAAAGGTGTAACTGCTAACGCTGGTGAATTCAATGGATTTGCTACTTTGTTATCTGTTGATGCTGCTTTACCAGCTGCACAAGAAGTTGCAGGAACTACTGTTACTGCTTCTAATGTTATTGCTGAATTAGGAAAAATTGTTGATGCTATTCCAGCCGCTCTTTATGGAAAAGAAGATTTATCTTTGTATGTATCTCAAAACATTGCAAGAGCTTATGTTAGAGCTTTAGGTGGATTTGCTGCTTCAGGATTGGGAGCTAATGGTACAAACGCTATGGGAACTCAATGGTTTAACAATGGTTCTCTTTCTTTTGACGGAATTAAAATCTTTGTTGCTAATGGTTTAGCTAACAATACTGCGATTGCTGCTGAAAAATCTAACTTATTCTTTGGAACTGGTTTAATGGCTGATTCTCAAGAAGTAAAATTGATTGATATGGCTGATATCGATGGTTCTCAAAATGTACGCGTAGTAATGCGTTTTACTGCAGGTGTTCAATACGGAATTGTTGAAGATATCGTAACTTACGGAATCACAAACGCTGCTAACTAATAATTAGCCAAATAAATGAAGATGGGGAGGTAAAATGCCTTCCCATTTTTTTTTACTAACTTTTAAAATATATATAGATGGCTTGTGAAATTTCATTAGGTAGAATAGAACCTTGCAAAAATAGCAATGGTGGATTAAAATCAGTTTACTTTGTGAACTGGGGAGATATGACAGGAGTAACTTATGATGTAACTAATACGGATGCTATTAGTGCAGTTTTAGGCACACCTTCAGCATATAAATATGACTTGAAAGGTAATAGTTCATTTGAACAAGCTATTACATCTTCAAGAGAAAATGGTACTACATTCTTTGAACAAACTTTGAACTTAACTTTAAAGAAATTGTCTATTGTAGACCATAAACAAATTAAATTATTAGCTTACGGACGTCCACAAGTAGTTGTTGAAGATAACAATGGAAACTTATTCTTATGTGGTTTAGAACACGGAATGGATGTATCAGGTGGTACAATTGTAACAGGTGCTGCTATGGCTGATTTGAGTGGTTATACACTTACTTTAATGGGACAAGAGCCTGTACCTGCAAACTTCTTGACTACAACTTTGAGTTCTGCTGGATTTACAGTTGTATCAGGTTCATAATTGTTTGTTTTTTGATTGGTTGAAAGGGAGTGACTTCGGTTGCTCCTTTTTTGTTTTAAATAACAATAAGTGAATACATTTATTATTAAATAAAAAAATAATGATAATCTTAAAAGAACAATCAGTACCACAGGATTTAAAATTCATACCTCGCAGTTATGGAGCAGATACTATTGTATTAAGAAACGAAACTACTAATGAAGAAAAGACTATTTCTGCATCATTTGCTTTAGATAAATATTATTTGACAACTACTACTACTTTTGATTTAAAAGAAAATACATTTTACAATTTAACTATTAAAAATGGTGTGGAAGTAGTTTATAAAGATAGAATATTTTGCACGAATCAAACAATAGTTTCCTATTCAGTAAATAAAGACGAATATGTATCGAACGTTACAAACAATGATTTTATAATATATGAGTAATATATCAATTGTGAATTTATCGGCTTATACAAGTCCTGTAATTCAAGAAAATAAAAAGAATGACTTTATAGAGTATGGAGTAGATAATAATTACTTCCAATACCTTATTGATAGATACCTTTATTCAGCTACAAATAACGCTATTATAACTGGTGTTACTAATATGATATACGGAAAAGGTATTGATGCTTTAGATTCAAATGTAAAGCCTAATGAATATGCTCAAATGAGAGGAATCATTAAAGGTGATATGTTAAAGAAAGTAGCTTTAGAAAGAAAGATGCTTGGAATGGCTGCAATGCAGGTTGTAATGGAAAAAGGTTTGGTTAAAACTTTAGACCACTTTCCAATGCATACATTAAGAGCTGAAAAGTGCAATGACAAAGGAGAAATTGAAGCTTGGTATTATTACCCCGATTGGACTAAAAAGAAACCATCTGAAAAAGCTAAACGTATTCCTGCATTTGGTTTTGGAAATGGAAACGAAGTTGAGATATATGTAATTAAACCTTATGTATCAGGATTTCATTATTACACACCTATTGACTATAGTGGTGCTTTACCTTATTCTGTTTTAGAAGAAGAAATTGGTGACTATTTAATTAATGATGTGCAGAATGGTTTTTCAGGAACTAAAGTAATTAACTTTAATAATGGAATTCCAAGTGAAGAAATGCGTGACAAAATTAAACGTGACGTATTAGGAAAATTAACAGGTTCAAGAGGTGAAAAAGTTATTGTAGCTTTTAACGCTAATGCAGAAAGTAAAACTACAGTTGAGGATATTCCTTTAAATGATGCTCCTGCACATTATGAATATTTATCTAAAGAATGTTTTGAAAAGTTAATTGTAGGACATAGAGTAACAAGTCCTATGCTTTTAGGTATTCGTGAAACTGGAGGAGGATTAGGAAATAATGCAGATGAAATTAAAACTGCAACTTTGTTGTTCGACAATATTGTAATTAAACCTTATCAACTTGAAATTATAGAAGCAATAGATACTATTTTAGCAGTTAATGAAATTTCTTTAAAATTATACTTTAAAACTATTCAGCCTTTAGAATTTGTTGATGTATCAGGAATGAATGCTGAAACTACCGAAGAAGAAACGGGTGTTAAAATGAGTTCACATTTAGACAATATTGATTTAGATTCTTTTGGAGAAGAAATTGATTTAAATGAATGGGAATTAATTGATTCAAGAAAAGTTGATTACGATGAAGAGGACAAATTAGATGCAGAATTACGCGCTTTAAATAATCCTAAAAAGTCTTTATTATCTAAATTATGGAAATTTGTATCTACGGGTGTAGCTAATCCTAATGCTTCATCTGAACAAGATGGAGAATTATTTAAGTCAAGATATAGATATAGTGGAGAAGTAGGTGCAAATAGTCGTCCTTTTTGTGTTAAAATGTTATCAGCTGATAAACTATATAGAAAAGAAGATATTATGCGAATGAGTACATCTAAAGTTAAT